AGGTGTTCATCAGGGTGGGGATGAGGTCGTTCTGGATGGTCGAGACGACCTGGGGCATCGCCTGGCCGATGCCCTGGATGATGGAGGTGATCAGGTTGATGCCCAGGAGCAAGAGCTGGGGCGCGGCCGAGATGAAGGCGCTGAGGATCTGGGGGATGGCCGAGATCAGCGCGGTGCTGATCTGGGGCAGCGCGGTGATGAGCCCGGTCACCACGCCCTGGACCAGGCGAAGCCCGGCCTGGATGAGCTGGGGGATGAGCCCGATCAGCCCGGTGATCAGCGTCGTTGCGAGCTGGACGGCGGCCGGGATCAGCGTCGGCAGCGCATTGACGATCCCGTCGACCAGGCTGTTGACCAGCTCCCCGGCGGCCTCCACCAGCCGGGGAGCGCTGGCGACCAGGGCGTTCACCAGGCCGGTCACCAGCGTGATCACGCCGCTGACGATCTTGGGGATCATCGTGGGCAGCGCGTCGGCCAGCCCGGTCACCATCTGGAGGAACGCGTCGGTCATCTGTTGCCGGAAGGCAATGACCTTCTGGACGATCGTCGGCAGATTGGCCGCGAGGTAGTCCAGGCCCTGGCGGACCAGGTTCTGGAGAGCGTCAACAGCCCAGTCGAATACCTCCGACCAGGAATCGAATCCGGTAACGAATTGCTTGATCTGGACGTACGCCCGAGCGGCCCAGGCAATGAAGTTGCCGAATCCGACGATCAGGTTGCCGATGCCCCGCAGGAAATCGCCGAAGAAAACGGCCAGCTCGGGGGAGGCGTCCGCAATCTTGGTGAACATGGCGGCCAGGTCGTTGCCGATCTGGGCGAGCCCTCCGGCGAACGCTTCTATGACCGGCCCGCTGGACGCCACCAGGCCAACGAACCCAGGCAGCGCGTTCTCCACCAGCGCGACCAGCCCGGCCGTCAACGGCGCGATGGCCGGAGCCAGGCTGGCGAACATGCTCCGGAGCTGGGGCGCGATGCGAACCGCCAGCTTCTCGAACTCCCCGAGGGCCTTGACCAGGGGAGCGAGCAACGGCTGGGCGGCGGCTGTGAACTCGGACTTCAGCGTGTCGGTCAGCCGCTTGGCCGCCGACTTGAGAGCGGGCTCCTCCTTGAGCAGGAACGCTCCGAGACCGAGAGCACCGAGCGCCGCGCCGGTCGTGATGGCCGCGCCCAGCAGCGCGCCGATAGCCGCCCCGGCCGATGCCGCGATCCCCGCCGCCACCGCGACGCCGATCGGGATCAGCACCGGGCCGATCAGGGCCGGGATCTTCTGGACGCCCTTGGCGAGAAAGTTGGCGAACAGCGTGGCGGAGTCGGTGCCGGTCCGGCCGAAGAGACCGGCCAGGAAGCGGCGGATGGCGCTCTCGTCGGTGTTCTTCTTCAGGCTCTTGCCGATGGCCTTGCCAGCGCTGCGCCCCGCCGCATCACCGGCGGCATCACCGGCCTTCTCCCCCATCGAGACGAACTTGCCGCGCGAGTCGCGCAGCTTGCCGTCCGCTCCCCGGGTGATCCCCTCGCCCAGTTGCTCCCCGGCCTCCTCGCCCGACTTGCGCGCGGAGTCGGTGTCGGCGCGGACCTCGACCGGATCCAGGTCGATGCGTGACAGTGCACGGTCAAGGTCACGTTCGGTCTGGCGAGCGAAGTTGCGTACGTCGCCCTCGACCTCAACCCTGGCCTTGCCCACATCCGTCACGTGACCAGCCTACGGACCCTGAGATGTCATAGCACTCAGGGTATGGGGGACATCTCGACTAGGATGGCCGCCATGGATGTGTCTCGTGCCCAGCTCTCGAACTCCGGGGAGTCGGTCCAGCTTCTGGATCCGGACTTCCCCTGGACGGTCGATGTGTACCTGGTCGAAACGACGGGGCATCCGAAGCCGGGCCACCGCCCGAAGGTCAAGGCGCTGGTCATCTCAGCGCGCGACGATGAACACCCGATCACGTCCAGCGTCATCTCCCAGATCCCCGTCCGCCAGATCGCCAGCGTGGCCGCCAGCGCGATGGCCGGGGAGGGTGAGGCGCAGTACCGGATGCTCGCCCAGCCGCGCCCACCGGGATCTAGGGGCTGGCCTCCGGACCACTTCCAGCGCGTCGCGCGGGTCGCGGCCTGGGCTCGCCAGACCGGGCGGCCGGGCGGGGCGGCCGTGGCCGTGGCCGAGTTCTGGGACGTGCACCACCGGACGGCGCGCCGGTGGATACAACACCGGCCGTAGGCTTCGGCCCCGCCATCGACTCGAACTCGTTGACCACCCGTTCGGCAGGTTTGCGCTTGCCTCCGGGCTGGGTCAGGCTCTCGTTCTCCAGCAGCGCCTCGAACTTAGCCAGGTCGTCCTTGTCCAGGCGGCTGGTGATCTCGGCGTACACCGCGTCCAGGGCGGCCCCGAGTGGTTGATCCTCCCAGCGGAAGCCGCGCCGGATGAGCGCCCCGTTGATGCTGGCCCAGCTTGTCCCCGCCACCACGGCTAGCACGGTGGCGACGTGCAGCGACCGTCCGGCGGCCGTCTCCACCGCGTCCACCAGTGACTGGCGGAAGTCGCCGGGGTTGAGCGCGCCCTCCAGGATCAGATCGTCCAGGCTGACGTCCGATCCTGGACTTGACACGACAAAGTCAAGAACATCGGCCAGGTCGCCGGAGGTCAGCACCGGCCACCAGTCCACAGCCGCGAGGGCCGGGATATCGAACACCCGGCCCCCCAGCTCGACCTCGATGGGCCAGCACCGCATGGATGCGAGCGGGTCCACCTCCATGATCAGGACCCCAAGCTCCGGGCCAGCCCCAGGAGCCGGGTCACGGTGTCGTCCGGCGTCGCGCCATCCCATTTCGGCGCGTGCTCCAGCTCGGGCACAGCCGCGAAGTCGTCCCAGTGCTTCAGCTCGTAGTGGTAGGTGATCGTCCCCATGGCGGGGAGGTTGATCCCGACGATGAAGTACCCGCCCTCGAACATCGGATCGTCCTGAGGGTGGTGGGCCTTGCTGCGCCAGGCCCCCTCCGGGCCACCGGCCTCCGCGAACGCACCGGCCAGCACGGCGGTCAGCGCGCGCCGGTGGTCGTACAGCTCCCCGAACGTGTGGTAGCCGTCGCTGATCTCCCCGGTCTCGGTGACCGTGTATCCCGAGCCCAGCTCCGTCGTGACCTCGCTCATCGGCCGCGCTCCGCTTCGAACAGCGGGGGCTTGACCACGGTTTGGGGCCGGGGCACCGAACCGGCGCGGCCATAGGCCGACTTGATTCCGGCGCGGACCGCAGCGTCCTTGGCCTGGACGAGCAGGTTCAGCGCGGTGGTCAGCTCCGGCGAGTCCGCCGGGATCTCCAGGAGCAGCTCAAAAGCCCCCTGGTAGAAGGGCGCGGAGAACGCCTTCAGCTCCCGGGGGAGGTGCGAGTAGGTGAGCCACTGGAACGCGTCGCGCACGCCCGGATGACGGCCCTGGGTGATGGCGTCGGCGTGCTCCCGGGATCCCATCGGGGACGCGCCCGGCTCACTCTGGAGCGGCATCGTCGGATCGGTCATGGTCCCTCTTCTTCTTGGGTCGGTAGGAGCGCTGAAGATCCCTCAGCTCCCGCTGTCTGGCCTTGTACTCGCGCCGTTCGTCTGCTCGTCGCTGGGTCCGGCGGCCCCGGCTGTTCACCGGGGAGCGGGCTTCTTCCGGGCCGCCTTCTTCGCCGGGGCGGCCTTCTTGGCGGCGCGCCGGGTCTCGCGGTTGCCCTCGGCCTCGGCCGCCGCCGCGAACAGCTCGACGGTGCCGTTGATGATCTCCGCCGTCTCCCGGAGCCCGATGGACCCCTCCAGCAGTTGATCGTCCAGCCACTCCTTGTCCGTGTCGTGGACGATCACCGAGTCGATGATCAGGCGCGTGCGCTCCAGCGCCTTCATCACCTGCTCGCCGTTCCAGCCGGACACGTCCGCGCCTTGGAGCTGCTTGATGGTGCGCTTCCAGACCAGGAGCTGCTCCAGTCCGGGCATTTTGACCCAGACAGCGCGACCCCGGAACTGGAGTTCCAGCTCAGGGGTGGCGGGTACGG